TTGATGCTTCCTTACGTTCATTGAACGCTTGCGTTGCTCGGTTGATTGGGTCATAGATGTATTTAACCGCAAAGCCATTTTTACCGCCACCCATTCGTCTTAGGAATGTTTCAACTTTCATTAAGGCTAAGTGGAAACTATATAGTTTACCACTTACTGCATCCATCTTAGTTTGATTGTTGAGTTTGTTGAATACATCGCCACTTTCTTTACCAAATGTTTCTGTAGCCTCACCGATGATTTCTTGTACTGCATTTTCAAACGATACGCTTTTACCCTCATCATTCAGTATAGTTGTACCCTCATACTCATTTCTGCCATTTTTATACATACCAGTCATGAGTTCTTCTAGAGTTTCTAGTTCATTCATGGTGATAGAACGGAAAGGTTTAGGTGTTTTAGAGTAGAACATTTCAACTATCCAAGGTTCTAACTGAACCATGCTTTGTTGATTTAGAATACCAACATCAGGATCTAGTGCAGCTAATACTGTATTCATATCAAAACCATCAACAGGCGGTAAGCCATCGTACTTAGTTAAACCCATTTGGTATGCCATATGGGAATAGAAATAACGCATATTAGGTTCAATAGCAATAGGATTTTTAGGTCTAGTCATGCGTTGTAATTGTTGTTTTAATTTCAATCGCAATTTCTTGGACTTCTCAAAGTTTTCAAATGCTACTCTTGCTCTCGCTTGTTGTAACATTTGCTCACGTTTGAACCCAAGTGCTTTATCCACATCACCAATTGCCAATGCTCTATCAGCTTTCTTGCCAGCAGTTACCGCTTTATTCTGATATGTTTTAAACTGAACAGCATTAGATATAGGCAATTCACCTAACTCTTTTCTTGCTCGGTTCATGTAGTCAGAAATTGTACCAAGTCCTGCACCACGAATAGAACGAACATTATTGATGCGATTGTTAAGCATATCTCGTAAGCGTTTGATACGTTCCTCTGCTTTTTCTAGTTGCTTAGTAGTATCAGATAAAGCAGCATCTACTTTTTTCTTATCGGCTTTCAATTCATCGTATTTAGTAGGTTTAACCTCTTTTTCGATTTCGTCTAATTCTGTATCGATGGTTTCTGCGTTAGGGTCTAGTTTACGAATACGTTCTAACAATTCCCAGTTCTTCGCTAGTTCACGATTAGTAGACTTTTGAATAATCTTACTTTCCTCTTCAGTCAATTTCATTTGACCTTGTGTACTAAGCAAGATTTCTTCTGCGATTTGCTCGTTGGTTTTGCCTACATTGTTATCACGCATAAACTCTGCTTTCGCATTACGCATTTCTTGATTGATAGCATCGTTAAATGTAGCGCCAGTTTGTTCGACTTCCGCTTTCTCTAACTCTTCAATAGAATTGTATTGTGTTTTTTCAAAAGCAATCTCACCAAATGCGTTGTATCGTTGATGGTCTTTATAGATAGGATATTGCTCAATCAATCGGTTTTCGATTTCGCCTTGTATTGCATCTTTTTCTTCATCCCATTCCTTGATAGGTCTATTATCAAGTTCTTTCATGAGTTTTCGCATCACACGTTCTTTTGCTTTTTCCTTAACATCTGCAATGTAGGACTGCATACGTGCTTGGTCTTGCTCGGATAGTTGCTTATAGAGTTCGGTTTTCTCAAACTGTTCTAATTGTTGTTGTTCTGCGTATGCCTCAATATCCTCTTGGGTTGCGATCATACGTGCCATAACATCTTTAATATCAGTTGGTACTTCACCACCTAATCGTTGAACGCTACGATAAATGTATGTTAGCCATTTGGAGAATTGACGGAATACTCTTTGCAATGCACTTGTTGGTGCTTCACCACTTCGCAAGTAGCTTTCCCAACCTCGTGCGAATTTCTCATGTGCTTTGGTGTTATCTACGTTTTCACCATCAACCCAACCGCTCCACTCTTTAAGCGTATTCCAATCATCAAGTAATTGTTTAGGTGCATTGTCCATTGATGCTAGTTTTTGAATATCATCAAAGAATACATGCCCCATCTCATGTAAGAATGTACTTCTATCAGCAGTTTTGAAAATGCTGATAATGCGTTCACCATCTTTCATGATTTCGGTCATGCCGTTTATAGATTGGTTATACTTTTCAATGACTTTGATTGCTTTATCATCGAACACTACATAGCATCGTCCGTCTTGTTCTCCAACATAAGTAATGCCTTTAACGCCATACTCATTAAGATGTTCTGATGCTTTTTTTGCACCACCTAAGGCTTTAGATAATGCCAGATAAAAATCTCTACCATTTATACCACTATCATTTAATAGTGTAGAAAAATCTTCTTTATACTTACCCCAATAAATTTCCCTATACTTTTTGCTAGCCATACCATATTCTGTAAAAGCATTAAACCACATAGTATCTAGTTGATTTTTTACATCTTTTATACTATCTGGGTCTTCTTTCAGTGCCTTTAAATCAATGTTATATTTTTCAGCTAATCTATTTATAGTTCTCTGAGTAATTGTGTTAAGTTCTCCCTCGATATATTTATCAAGGTACTTATCTTTTAGTAAATTGTACTCAGTATCTAGTTGATTAAACTTACTACCTAACTCATCGATTTCTTTTTTAGCATAATGGTTAAACAAAGGACTATTTGTATATTCATTGATAAATACTTCTTTTTCTTGTTCTGGCAATGCATTAATTGCTGCGTTTAAACTTTGCTTTGTTTCTTTACTTAAAATGTTTAATGACTGTTGTTCATCAATCATTGTTTTAGTATCTGGAACATCAACTTTAAATAATGTACCTTTATCAACATCATGAATTAAAGATAATTCACGTCTATATAAATCAGATACTTTCTTATCTTTAGCAAAATACAAACCCCAGCCATGTGCTTGATTACCCTCACCAGTACCAATAGCACCTAAATCAAATGTGTCAAAATCATGTGGTGAACCATGCCATGCTGATTGATTATATGTTTGTGTGTAATAATTGCCATTTCCATTATTATCTACATATAAAACACCTTTTCCGTCCTTGACGCCATTCAATATGTCTTTTATACTTATAGTATCAAAAGCAGTACTACTAGACGTATGACTGGCCGCTTGGCTATTGCCACTCTGTGCCTTAACGTTAGTAGTACTGCTTTTTTGTATGCTTTATTAATAGATAACCTTAACTTTTCTTAACTGCTTAATACGGTATTTTCATGAGATATAGTTATGAATTTAAAAGAAAAATATGAGTTAGTATGCCAAGTTCTTACTGGTCAAGGTTTAAGGGCAGTAGCTATTGTAGCGGGTATTAACTCTGATAACTGTATCAATGGGTTCATAAATACAAAACTTTGGGATACAATGGTCTTATTAATAAACCTAAAGGACGACCTTTATTAGCGGACTTACTAATTGCTAACTGCTGTGCTTTAATCGCAGAATATTCGCCTTCAATGCGATTTAATTCTCTTGCTACAGTAGAATGGTGAACACTGATTAAGCTAGCAATTCTGCGAACAGAGTACTATGAGCCGGAATGTGGAAGATTTATCAACCAAGATCCGATTGGATTGGCTGGTGGTAGTAACCTCTATTGGGCTTTACAAAACAGTCAAATGTGGGCTGACCCATTAGGGTTAAGTTCTAAAAAATCGCCTGGAACATGTAATGATCCATGTGCAGGACAAGATCCTGCCGGTGAAGCGGCTGGATGGCAAGGAAGTAAGGACTATTCAGGTGTAGATAATTGGAAAAATGTTGTCCTAGAAAAAGGGACAATATTGTTTACACTGTATCCACATGGGCCGGCAGGTATGGCTTCTGCCCCTGGGAATTATTTTGTTCGAGGATACGCTGTACGTTCTGCAAGAGGAAATGCCAGAGCATTTAACGATTCTGTACAGGTGAGACATAGTGGAAATGCTACTGCCGCACGTGACATGAGAAAACAATTACATATATTTGTAGTAGAAGAAGATATTTGCGTAGGAAAATCAAAAGCAAATAAAAAATATGGTGATGGGGGAGCAACCCAATATTATATTCGAGATATGGATAAACCGAAATTAACAAGTACTGGCAAACTTCGATCTTTCAGGAGGTAAAATTACATATGAATCAAATTAAATTATTTATACAACAAAAAAACATTGTCATCAATAATCTCTCCTTAAACTTTAATGATATTAAAGACATTAAAGAAAAAACTAAATTAATAAATTTTAAAAATATACAAGAAGGTATTTATTTATTTCAAGAAAATATTTATTACCTTGGAGAAGAAGGAAAAATATTTATTGACATATACAAAAAGGAAATTGATATCTTATTTAATGACTATTTTTATTTAACTAAAAACATCTTAGAATCAAAAATTATTCAAAATTTTCTTAATTTATATCCTCCTTTAAAATCATATTGTGTACTAAAAAGTGCTCCAGTACTCGAATTTAAAGGACCTGAATTGGCATGGAATTCCCTTTTGTTCATCTATGACTCCAAACAGGCGTCAATAAGGCTGAATATTTCATTCTAAAATTCTAAGAAAAATATGGTATTTAACAATTAGCTATGACGCTTATTATCGTGGTAATGGACGCATCTTTCTATCTACGGTACTGCATAACTTTGGGGAAACTACAAATACCTTACTTGACTACTCTATAGATGATGAAGATTATATTTTTTATCAAAAATCTATTGGCAAAAAATTAAGAAATTTCGGCTTTGCAGATAACCGAGAAATCCTTATTGATGAACTGGGAAGAATTTATTTTATTCCTGATTCTGGAGATTTATATTATTTGGGAGGTAAATTTTATGAGGGATTATATAATTTAATATTTAGAACTGGAAATTCATTTATCGTAGAGGAGGATGGGGAACTTTTTGTAGAATCAGAAGTAGGTATTTCACCAGGAAATATGAATATTAGAGATACTGAGTAAACATAGGTTTTCCCAAGCTCAAACGCCCCGTAAGGTCGTCTCCCCCCTTCAGACGGCCTCGACGGCCAACCCCCGCTGCGGATTACCGAGTTCAAACGCGATATATTGGGACGCTTAATCCATACCCTCGTCCGTGCCGCCAACCACCACAGCATCACCTGCTTCGACTACAACGGTAACCGTACCGCCATGACTTGTCCCTCTCACAAACCTCAGAGCGTTCAAAAGGAATGGTTGACATATCTGACTCAAGAGGATATTTTTTTTCAAAGACAAAGAAACAACTATTTGCCATGAAAATAGTAGTTATTAGGAAGAATTAATGGTTAATTCTATAAAGAATATGACTAAGGTTTAACTTAAGAAAGTGCGAATTGTTAAGTTAAGATCCTACAGTAGGTAGCAAGGTTATATGAGGTAATTAAAATGAAAAAGCTTTTTTTAAATCTAGAAGTAATTGATGGTTATCCTCCAGTATCTATGGAAAGCATTTGGGCAGAAGAGACCGAGGAAGGCTATCTTAAAATAAATAATATTCCTTTTTATAGCAAAGAAGTCTCTTTTGGTGATATTGTTAGCGTAATACAAAAGGAAGAAAATTACTTACTATATGATAAAACTATAATTTATAGTAAAAATAGTACATTGCGGATTGTTTTCTTTAATGAAAATCAGAAATTTAAAGATAAAATATTAGCTAAACTAATAGATCTTGGATGTGAGTCTGAAGCATTTAATGCAAATTTCCATGCAATAAACATACCAATTCAAGTAGATATAGAAGAAATATATCTTTTCTTAGATGAGTTTGTGGAAACTGACGATTTAGATTATGACACAGGGTATTTGGCACAATAATTTGTGCAAGTTATAACTTGCGTAATATCGTAATATGTAGAAAATTCTAGCATTGTTTACGTAGTAGAAATTTTAAGACTATGTGATACCAGCCACCTCTTGCAGGAAACCCAACCGGACGGCAGATATACCTATCTCTACACCGATACAGCTACGAACCCCTGCACAGGTCAACTGGATCAACGAAGACGGTGAAAGCGGCCAACAAGCCCACTACTTCTACTGCGACCAAATCGGCATCCCAAGATTTAACCGATAAAGACGGCATCCTCTTGTGGTTCGGTGAATACATCGCATGGAAAAATCACTATATGTGAATCAGGATTTGATTAGGTTGTGGGGTGGAAATAATTTCTATCTATATAGCTTGAATTCTTCCGTATAGATTAATTTTTTAGGGTTGACTGGTGCTAGAGTTACATGGACTGGACCAAATAATGTACCCGGAGGAACAATCATTGGCCTTAGCACTGGAGAGGGGGAAGGTATTACCCATCCCGTTGTTCAAGAAGCATACGATAATGTCCCCAATGATAAACGTTTTGATCCTCGTATGCATGGTAGCTGTGCTAAAGTAGAGGCTCTCAGTAAAGAGGCAGAAAAGGCAAATGTTACCAATATGGAAGAGCTTAGAAAATTAGCAAAAAATTCTGTCTCTACAGCAAACAGAAACGACAAAAAAGGAAAACCTATGCGTGCATGTCCTTCCTGTAGCCACGTATTAAAAAATCTTGGAATTCGCGACGGTAATGGAGGTTAAAATGACTGAAGTAAATAGACCTGATGTTATATCAGGACGAAAATTAACCGATACATTTGATATTGATGCCATGAATTATCATGACATTCAGATAATTACGCATGATTTTATTAAAAACGTACTTTTATCTAGTCCTTGTATTCATAATCAAATACCTGATACTTTAATAAAATTAGCAGAAAATACATGTCGTAAAATTCTATTGAATTTATCCAATGCCTTATCAAATGATGAATTGAAGAAGGAGCGCATAAGAGTTTGGAAAATTTATGATTCACAAACATCATCACATGAAAGAAACTTTACTCAACTTATACTAGGAGGGTTATCAGATGAAGAACAATTCACTGATGCACTTGAGAACTACGCTACAGTATCCGATATACTACTTCCCACTTTCTTTAATGTATATAAATTATGCGGAGAGGAACTTTGTAAAAAATATCTAGAATTTCTATTAAATCATCCTATTTTAAAGAAATATCGTGTTGAACATGTTTGAACCAAAAGTTGAATATAATGATTGAATTTCCCCCAAAGCAAGCCACAGCCCGTATGAAACCTCCAATCCCGTCAGTTACGAACCCTTGGCACAGGTACACAACTCTTTATTACAGAAAGTTTTCATCGAGATAAAGCACAAGCTGAGGCGCACGATAAATTTCGTGAGGCTTATTGAAAAAAACGTGCACGGGATTATATTGAAAGTTGTAAAAAAATTCATATTGAAAGGACTAATCATGAAAGAATTATCAAGCATAGAAAGAAATTTAAACATCTTATTTCCTCAGTCATATAAAAATACTATTAATAAATTTCAATTATTTATGGAGATTGAATTCAACAACTCTCAAATTGATCTGTTTAATGAAGAATCGTTGTTTGATAACTTAAATGGCTTTCCTCAATGGTGCTATTTAAAATACCTGGTAGAGATAAATAAAGAGAAACAACAGATGCCTAATATTGTAGAAAGGCATGACTCAAATGGATATATTGACTCAGAACGAGTAAAAAGAGGTTTGCTGTTTGGCTCTTTAGCTGATGGAGCGTGCGTGTATTTTGATTTGGAAGATGATTTCTCAATATGGGAGTATTGGCTAGATGATGGAAGCATCGGGAAAATAGCAGACAATTTCGATGAAATTCTTGAATATGGAAAAATTATAGATTTCGAGTAAATGTAAATTGTATCAAGGTTTAACAAACCCCTAAGGTTGTCTGAAAAAAGATGAGCGGGTTGACAAAGATGTGCATCAGCCGTTCAGACTGCAAAACCAATACTTCGATGAAGAGACCGGACTGCATTAACCTGATACGGTATTACGAGCCTGAGGCGGGTCGGTTTGTGAATTAGGATCCGATTCGGTTAAACGGTGGAGAAAATCTGTACAGGTTTGCACTGAATACGTAAAGCTGGGTAGACTTTTTAGGATTATTCACATTAGAACAATTACTGACGGTAGGAATTGGCCCATTTGAAGAAGGATCTATTCCTGCTAGAGGACCTGAAAGGAATTTCACTCAAGAAGAACGCAAAAAATTGAATAAAATTGGTGTATGCCATACTTGTGGCGCCACCGATCCTGGAACTAAAACTGGAAATTTTGTAGAAGATCACCGACCTAATACTGACTTGCTACGAGGAAATGAGTCTCAAGATCTGTATCCTCAATGTTTAAAATGTAGTCAAATACAAGGAGGGGTAGTGGGGAAAATTAAGCGGCAAGCTAAAAAGCTAGGTATCCATCCTAGAGATCACTACTTATCTTTATTAAAAAAAGCACAAGAAGAAGCAGCAAACTCTGAACCTCCAAGTGTATGTTGATTGCTGCCTTTTAATATCAACTATAGGTTTTTCTTGAAGTAACTTTAGTTAGCTAAAATTTAAATTTTTAATACATAAAGGTTTTGCAATGAATTTTTTTAAAACACATAATATTGACACTTATGGTGGTCCATTAGTCATGTTACCCAAATCAGATGCCAATATATGGCAGGGCTGTGTAGATTTAAAACCAGAAGAGCATTATTCTTTAGCTTGCTCTCAGCATAACTATTTATCTGTTTTAGCTGTAGAAGGTGTACAAACTATTATTTTAGGAGATGAACCTTTACCAACTTTTGCAGTACACAAACTAGATGCTAGTGAGATTTTTATATTCAGAACTTATTGGATTAATGATGAATCACACATTGACACTCATATAAAAAATATAGTGGATGGTCATCATAAATATCAACTATTAGAAGAAACATCAATTTTCATTAATGATGTTGAATGGGTTATATTTGATAGTGCTTTCACTTTTAAAGATAAAGAAGATAGTATAGAAGTAAAATTTACTTATAATAATTGCTTGTATAAAATCCAAACGTATTTGTACGAAGTATCTGATATTTCTTTTTTAATTCATTCATTTAAATACTATAACGAACTGTAGCAAGCCGTAGCCCGCATGAAACCTCCAATACCAACGTAGGGTGTGTGAGGTACGTACGCAGTTTCGCCTATCAAAACCACATCAACGAAGACGGCGAAAGACGAAAACAGACCCACTAGATAGGAAGAGCGGTT